TATCAATTGATTGTGGTATAAAAAATTTAGCAATGTGTTTGATTGATCCTTTGACTAAAAAGATTCACGAGTGGGACGTGTCTGGCGTTCCTCCGAATCACGCCGACGGTATATTCCCGTGTCTGGTCCGGCACCTCAACGAAAAGCCGTGGATTCTGGGAGCGACAACCGTCATCATCGAGAAGCAACCCGATCGGAACCGGAGCATGAAGGCGGTCGAGAACCTTCTACACACGTACTTTTTGGTGAAGGAAAAGAGTGTCGTGATTTTTGATGCGAGGCATAAAGTGCCCGATTGTGCAGGACCTGGTCGAGCCATGTATGCCAAGCGCAAGAAGGCTTCGATCGAACGCGCCCGAAAGTTCATCGCGGGTGACGGGCCTAACAAGGAATTCGTTCCGTTCTTCGACGCGCACAAGAAGAAGGACGATCTTTCGGATAGTTTATTACAGTCATTGGCATTCATAGATAAGAGGCCAACTGTCAAAGAGAATGCCAAACCGAAAAAAGCATCCCCACGCAAACCCACTGAAAATCAGGTGCGAACAAAGTATTCAAAGGCGAATCTCGCTTATATCATAAAAATAGAAGGTAAGCAGGATACACGATTCAAAAAGGATCTCGCACGGTACTACACGTCAATTGATGAATTGAAAGCCGAGTTTGGATTGTGAAATTTCCATTTAAATTTTCCAGCTGTTTTATTTTTTGGATAACCATTGGCACATCCACTTATACTTCCCCTATGAATTTTCAGGGTTTCACCTGCTTCTTTTATAGAGTTCCATATCTTAATTAAATCACCGTCCAGTGACCATTGTTCTATTTGTTTATATGCTCCTTCCGCTGCATTTTTGATGTGCTCTGGACTTCGCTTGAGTCCCGTATGAGCAATACTTATTTTATTTTTATGCTCTTCTGTTATTTTACGACCAGTTTGAGCTATACTCATTGTGCGTTTCTGTTCTTCAGTCCTTTTGAGACCAGTACGAGAATTACTCATCAATTCTCGTGTTTCTTTACTCGGTATGAGACCAGTTGAGCCTTCCCCTCCCGCCGTCAAATTGTATCCTTTAGTTCTGTCTTTAAATGTAGAGTGTTCTTCTATATAATATATCTCAAGATTGTTCAACTCTTCATCGGTCTCAACTTTATCTTTGATTACAAAGTATTCAAAATTTTCAAACCCATGATGCCGAATAGCACTATGAAAATGATCATTCTTTTTAGAATTTTTATGTTGTCTTTTCCTGATTTCCTCGGGCTGAGTCGTCTTTCCGATGTATATTTTTCCATTAATTTTGTTTCTATATCCATATATAATACCGTTTCTTGTACCCATCACCCTACTGTTAATAACTAATCTTTTATTTTTAAATAAACACCGGCTTCTGATGGCGGTGCGGACAAAGTACTCAAAGGCGAATCTTGCTTATTTGGTCAAGACCAAGGCCAAGCAAGATGCGCGATTCAAAAAGGATCTCGCACGGTACTATCGCAATTTAGATGAATTAATTTCCGAGTTTAAATTATAAGCATCTTCTGGTGACCGACCCGCAGCTTGGTGTCCAGGTGGACCGGGTGCCCCGCCGCCTTGAGAGCGTTACAGAAGGACACATCCTCTGAGCATATATCGACGAGCATTTTGTCGCCGTCCCACATGGTATTGAGCTCACTGCGGAACCACGGATACTTGAGCTTCTCGACGACCCCCTTGCGAATCATCATCCAGCCCATGCCTGCATAGGCCACGGGCATGTACTCGGGGGCCTCGGCCAGGTCATCGGGCTTCATAAACTCAAAAGAGCCATTCTTCTTGAAATGATCCTCGTCCCACTCCTTGACGACGGCCATGTGCTGCAGGTCCTCCATCATGTAGTGACCAGCCGTCACGTCGTGTGGGCTCTCGAGGATCCGGAAAAAGTCCTCTGGCTTGAAAACGATATCAGAATCGATCCACATCATGGCGTCGTACTCCACTTGGCCCTGGAACGGCTTCTGGTCCGGGCCCTTGAGGACGTCGCCGCCGAGACACTTGGCACGTGCGAAATGAACGACGGACGAGTACTGCTGACTGATCATGATTTGGTGGCCCTTGGAGGAGGCTTGCATCAGAAGGTCAGACCATGCCAGAAGGAACTCACGCGAGTACGAGCGACCGGGCATACAGAAGATGATCTTCATTAGTGAAAGTGTGGCCGAGTTCTTAAAGTAAAAATATTTATTAATGATAATAATGTCTTCTCTCAAGTCTGCACTCGGGGCGTTTGTGAAAACATCAGGCGCGGTTCTCGATAGTGTACTGACGGCATCGAGAAGTGTTTTAGCTCGCTCGGCAAAAGTTGGGAGTGACGTGGCGGCACAGGGGGCCGCCATGGCGCGTCGCGTTCGTGACAATTTCGATGAATTCATGACATCTGTGAGAACTGCCGCTAATAAAGCAGATGACATAACAACGGCCAAAACCGGCAAAGCCCCTCTGAACGATATGCCGCCTTCTGGTCTAGCGAGAGTCACCAAACAAAGCGACACTTTGAGCAAATATGGTATAACACCCACAACTGTTTTCGCGGGTATAACCGCCCTCACCCTCGCTAGTTTAGCTCTCGCCCGTCTCGACGGGACAGATGGCGTCAAGGTTTCCATCACTGACATTAAAATTTTGAGTGCAGACAAAGTTCAGATTACTTATACTCCAGCCGGTCGAAACTTCAATCCGTGTGTGAATGATACGTTCACTTTTTACCCCCCACCCAACCCGGATGCGACCCCAACTTCACCTGATCTTTCGATTGGAGGTGACAAGACGGTCGTTCAGGTTATTGATGATAACACGATCGTCATCCAGGCGGCGCTTACAAGGGCTGGAACTAGCGTGTACCCTTCCCCAGCGCCGGCGCCGGCGTCAAACTCCCCAGCACCAGTCATTGCGTGGGGTAAAATGACGTGTCATTCGGATTATGAGAATCAGCTCGCCGGATCAATTGGTGAGGCGGTTGCTTTTGTTGCTGGTGCTACTGCTGCCGCGATCGTGGAGACGGGTACAGCACTCACACCGGCGGCCGCTCAAGTTCTCAGTGCCGCTGCGGGAGGAGCTGCGACCGTATTAGGTGCAGGCGTCAATGCTCTCACACCTTTGGCGAGTGATTTGTTCGGACCTATAATGGACTTTTTCGAAAAGTTTAAATGGATTATAATTGCGATATGTGTAGCATTTTGTGGAGGGCTAGCCGCTATGTTGGTCCTAGGTTAAATTTTCTTTTGTAAACATTAGAGGATGGCCATCGCCACAAAAGCGGCCGTCGCCGGCGGGGCAGGGCTTGTACTTGTCGTCGTCATCGTCGTTATTGTCGTTGTTTTACTACAACTACAAAAACAGACACCCGCTCCCACGGCGCCAGTCATCGTACAGGCGCCCGCGCCTTCTCCCACGCCGTCCCCAACCCCAGCGCCTGCTCCCGCTCCGTCCCCAACCCCAGTGCCCGTCTACTCTGGACCTCAATCCTCTCTTTCACAACCCGGACTTGCGCAAGCACCAGCCATTCAACAGGTGGGTCTCACGGCTCCTCCAGCAGAACAGGGTCAGGTTGCGGCCCTACTTGACAGTTTACCGGATATTTTGACGAGTATAGGGATCGGACTCGCGGTAGAGGCGCTTTTACACGCAGACGTCATAGCTCGCAAAATCTTGACACGCGCGATCATGACTCCCGCGATCAGGGCGGAACTGAAACTCGCGAGAGCCGCGGTCGCTGAACGAACTTTAACGGCTCGAATGTCAAAAGCTTTTGGGCGTATGGGGATCCTGGCCAGGGCCAAGATGGGTATGCGATGGGGCAAAACTGCGACGCAGTTGGGGGAAACGGCAGCGGCGTCGAAGTTGAGAGCCGCCACAGAAGCGGCGGCAAGAAACGCGGATAACGGTGCACAAATGATGGCACGAGAAATTGCCGAAAGAGAAGCGAAAAGCGGCGCGCTTTCATCGGTTGCACGGGTTTTTGACGCGGCGGCGATAGTCGGTCTGGTTCTCGATATGACAAATACCGGAAACTATACGGAACTGATTTCGACAGAAGACATGCGTAATATGAAGGCCGCAAACGATTCCGAAGTCGTGAACACCACAATCGCCTGTTCAACGTGGCCTCTGGGTATTGCGTGTCCGCAGACGCCCTCGCCCTCGCCCGCCGCTGCACCAGGACCCGCACCCCCTCCACGCGAAGGTCGGTACCCTATGTTCGTGGGCCCTCTGGACGAATGGGACACAGATTTGATCGATCTTGCCATTTACAACGAATTCTCAAAGATATTCACGAGTGAAAATCCTCCCCAATCCGTCAAGGATCTCGTAGCGGACGTATCGTCTCGGATTTCTTCTGATCTAGAGTTGGATTCTATAGATGATTTCACATTCCTCACGAATTTTAACCTATATATGACACCCGTTGAACTATACAATTTACACGCCATGGCATTTGACAATATATGCGCGTCCGAAGGCGGTGTGGGCTTTTTACCAGGTAACGGGTATGAAAAGGCGTGTTCTTACTCATCAAAGGACACGTGTCACGCCGCGTACCCATGGCCACCTGCTTCGAGTGATGATACAAGGGACCTGACGTATACGGAATGGCGTGCAAAGCCCTGGTTTTCACAATGGAACACCATAGAACCAACCAACATACCTGCTGCAGGAGCGTGTATAGCGGCAGATCCCTCGATCCATCAAATGTGTGACGAAGAGGTCCGAACGGCAACCGACCGTGCGAAAAATCAGTACATACGGGAGACTGGTGAGTGTGTGAACACTCGGGACGTGTGTCGCGTCAAGGGCGTCACTTACCGAGACAGTGACCCGCCGACGTGTTACGTGACGGAGGGTCAAACTATTGCCGAACTTATTTTCGGTAGCACACTCGTACGTTTCTTCGTATCTGGAGGAAACCTCAGTCTAGATCCAGACATTATTACTACGGTCGTGACAGTGACCGTCCCACCCGTCAATTCAGGAAACTCGACAGTCGACACGGCCGTGAACACTGTGAGTGGCGGTCTAGCATCCGCATCGTCAGAAATAGCAAACGCGGGTATCGATGCAGCAAACGCAATTCAGGTGGGTGTATTACAGACCGTGAATGATGTGGTGAATAGCGCAGTTTCTGGAGTGAATGCTATCATCAGTGGTGTTACGAATATGCCAAGTGCTGAATCAGCATCGGCAGGGTTGCTGAATCCAACCACGTCAGGTCTGGCGTGTAGTGGTGGTAAAGTCAAAGTCAGTGCGGGACCGGGACTCGAGGCGTGTTGCTTTCCTGGACAGAGCATAGTGAACGGCGTGTGCGCGTGTCCGGCAGACTTTGTAGCGATGCCCGATGGCTCGTGCAAAAAACCATGCGCCGCAGGTAGCGTGTCCGATTCAAATGGAAATTGTGTAACATGTCCACAATGTCCAGCAAATACGCGCCTACAAACTTATGAACCTGGATTATCATGTCAATGCGTCCAAAATGCTTGTGACCCGTTAACACAAAGCAGAACAACAGGTGGATACTGTATTTGTAACGACTTTTCGGAAGGCATTGCATCAAAATATACGTTCGGTGCAACGTGCTTAAGTGGGGGGTGTCCACCAGGGTATAATCCATCAAATGAATATACAAAGATTTGTATGGACGCAAGTGGAAATATGGGGGGTGCATTACCTACAGGGCAGGGTTCGTGTAACGGAAATAATGAATGGGACTCCAAAATCTCTAAATGTTGCCCAATTTTAGACTGTAATAGTAGTAGCGCAAAATCACTTGCTGGATTGGCATATACAAACGGTTTAGACGGCCGAGGTACCGGTGGGGGTGAAGGTTTGTACGTTACGTCTAGAGTTGGTAACGGTACCAGGGTTAATAATAATACATGCGATTTTCCAATTGAATACAGGTCTAATACAGGAAACCCTTTAGCACCGCAAGGCATCACGGGGAAGACGTATCGTAGAATCACATATGATAAGAAAACAGATTGCAACCTAAATACAGTAACTAAAATAGAACCTGAAAGTTCAGTTACAAATAAATGCAAAACTGAAAAAGAGTACGATTTCGATACCAATCTTTGTGTGTGTTTACCTGGATATACTATTTCAAGAGATGACATAAACTCTTGTGTATTGAACCCATGTGGTAGTAATACGATTTTTGATCAGTACAACGCAAACAGGTGTTACACATGTCCAAGCCCACTTGTGGCCAATGCATCACGTACGGCATGTATAAATTGTTCAAAAGGTCCGGGATTATGCGCATGCCCAGATGGTCTGGCTGGCTCAGGACCAGGGTTTTGTGGTTACTGCCCAGAAAACGAGATTCCAAACTCTGATAATACAAAGTGCGTTGAGTGTCCACGTGGCAAACTAGTGAACAAGACTACACATACTTGTGATCCATGTACTGGTAATAAATACCTAAATACCATTTCCAAGGCGTGTGTCGATTGCCCATCTAACAAGGTGCCCAATTCTGATCATACAGAGTGTGCAATTTGCCCGTTTGGTCAATTTATATCTAACGATGGGTCTCGTTGCATTTCTTGTCCTATTGGTCAGGAATATAACCGAAGTCTAGACAGATGCGTCGGGTGTGGAGGCACTACAACGTTTGATTCTTCTGTAGGTTGGTGTATGCCTTGTCCTGCTGATAAAATTCCAAATGCTAACCGTATAGGGTGCGTTTCGTGTCCAAGTGGGCAACATATAAGTTTGAGTAAGTTGGTGTGCGAATCTTGCCCAGCGGGACAGACTTTTAATGATTTGATGCGCAGATGTGACGAATGCCCGTCATTTATGTACAATACTGACGGTAAAACATGTCTAACATGTCCGCCGGGATTATCACCAAACACTGAAAGGACAGCGTGTGAACCCCCGCCACCAGGCGCATACGCACCAGGAGATGCTATTTCTGGGTTTACTTTGATTTATCGAAACGATTCATCAACCGATTTTGTAACAAAACCTGAACAATCAGGGCTTTCAAACACTCCATCAGATACGTCTGGCTCGAGTTTTACTTATTATTCGATAGATAATCTACCGCAGCTGATCCCCTATTTTACACAATATAACTACATCATGATAAATGCACCTAGAGTAGGTGGATTCACGTATTTCACTCAGGCTACAGCATACAGCTATACAAACTGGAGTGAGAATAAGAAGATCTATGTTTACAAAAAAAATAAAACATAAACACTAGAGGATGGCCGTCGCCACAAAAGCGGCCGTCGCCGGTGGGGCGGGTCTTGTACTTGTCGTCGTCATCGTCGTTATTGTGGTTGTTTTGCTACAACTACAAAAACAGACACCCGCTCCCACGGCGCCAGTCGTACAGGCGCCAGCTCTTTCTCCCGCGCCGTCCCCAACCCCAACTCCAGCGCCTACTCCTGCTCCGTCCCCAACCCCAGTGCCCGTCTACTCCGGACCTCAATCTTCCTTATCCGTCGCAGGCCCAGCACCCGCCCCGATCATTCAGCAGATTGGACTCACGGCACCGCCGGCAGAACAGGGACAGGTTGCGGCCCTACTTGACAGTTTACCTGACATTTTGACGAGTATAGTCCTCGGACTTGCTGTCGAGGCTCTTTTGCGCGCAGACGTCATAGCCTTCAAAATTGCGACGCGTATGCGCATGACGCCCGCCATCGCATTGGAATTGAAAGCGGCACGGGCTCGTGTTGCCGCAAAGACTTTTTCAGGGCGCATGTCAAAAGCCTTTGGGCGCATGGGGACTCTCGCTAGGGCCAAGATGGGTATGCGATGGGGTAAAACTGCGACGCAACTGGGAGAGACGGTTGACTCTTCGACGGCTAGACTAATCGCTGAAGCTGCCCAAGCCAACATTGATAACGGCGCAAGACTTGCTGCAACGCGAATTGCCGAACGCCAAGCTGCTGGCGCCACTCTTAAATCAGTGAGTTTTGCGTTCGACGCTGCGGCGATCGTCGGACTGGCCCTCGATATGACCAACACAGGGAACTACACAGAACTGATGTCCACGAGTGACATGCGCACCATGAAAATCGCGAACGAATCACAGGTTGTCAATACCACTATAGCCTGTTCGACGTGGCCTCTAGGTGCTGGGTGTCCCCAGACCGCTTCTCCCGCCCCTGCACCGGCGCCAGCTCCGGGACCCGCCCCTCCTCCACGAGCAGGGAGGTACCCTATGTTTGTGGGCCCTCTGGACGAATGGGATGCGGATGTACTAGACCTTGCGATTTCAAATGAGTTTGTAAAGATCTTCACGAGCTCCGATCCTCCCCAATCGGTCAAATACCTGATCGCGGACGTGTCGTCAAGAATTTCTTCCGACTTGGAAGTTGACACCATCAGCGACACACTGTTCATCATGCTCTGTAACCAGTACTTGACCTCCACTGAACTGGACAATATACACAACTTGGCCTTAGATAACATATGTACGTCAGAAGGCGGTGTAGGCTTTGTACCTGGCAACGGGTACGACAAGATGTGTTCGTACAAAACCATGGATGACTGTCACGCCGCGTTCCCGTGGCCACCACCAGATAACGACGACAGAGACATGACTTACACTGAATGGCGTACAAAACCCTGGTTTTCATCGGGTGACTGGACGAACACCATCACACAGGCTAATATACCCCCTAATGGTGCATGTATCGCCGCCGACCCTTCGATACATCAACTGTGTGACGAAGAGATTGCAACGGGAACTGGTCGTGCTAGAAATCAGTACGTACGCGAAACTGGTGAGTGTGTGAACACTCGTGACGTGTGCCGTGTCAAAGGCGTCAGTTACCGGGACAGTGACCCGCCGACGTGTTACGTGGCGGAAGGCCAGGAACTTGCCGAGTTGCTATTCGGAAGCACGATTGTTCGATTCCTTATGTCCAACGGGAAACTGAGTTTAGACCCGGACCTTATCACAACAGTCGTGACGGTGACGATTCCACCCGTCAATTCCGGAAACTCGACGGTCGACACTGCGGTCAACACCGTGAGTTCTGGTCTCGCGTCGGCGGCGGCCGAAATAGCAAATGCGGGTATCATAGCTGCAAATGAAATTCAGGCCGGTCTTGTGGATGCAGCCAACGATGCCGTGAACATCGCAGCCGATGTTGTCCGTGAACTTATACCCGTAGTCGTCGAAATTACCGAATTTGTAATGGACTTTGATAGAGGGCCGCTCGTTGTGACCGATCCTATAACAGCCGAAGTTACGGTGAATGTACCGACTGTAAGCACCGGGAGTGCACCGGTAGATGAGGCGGTGAACACAGTGAGTTCGGGACTCGCTTCGGCGGCGGCTGAGATTTCAAACGCGGGCATTGATGCCGCCAACGCCCTTCAGACGGGTGGCGCAACTGCGGTTAATACAGTTGTGGATTTCGCAGCAGACGTTGTGGCGGGTACTGTAGTTGTTGTTCTACCAGCTCTTGCAGATGTTGGTACCCAGGTGGCGGTTTACTCTGCAGGAACTCAGGGAAGCACCCTCGCTGCAGCGTTAAGTGGTAGCGCAGCGGGTTTAACGGAAGGCGGGTATGCTGATTTATCCAATCTTTTAAATATGGTTACAGCTCCACTAATCAGTCGTCCTCAACCGTGGGATCATCCAGCCACCCCCAAGCCGCCCGGTGTATCTGATGCGATATTGCCTACGGTGACTCCAGCTAGCGGAGGCGTGTGCCCATCAGGGTCGACGAATGGGTACGATGTTGGTGGGTATGATTCATTGTCGTGTCTGTCTTGCCCACCGGGATACACGTTGAGTGGAGGTAACGGGGACGCCGTGTGGTGTTATAAATGTCCACCAAATTCTAACTGGGTAAACTCGACAGTGGGATGTAGTTCTACACTCCGAAGTCCTACTGTCACGCCAGCATCGGGAAGTAACTATGTTAACGGTAGATGTCCAGCAGGAGCGACAAACATTGGAGAAGATTACTCACGTCCATGTGTGTCGTGCCCAGCGGGTAGTACCCTGAAAATGCGTGGAAATTCCGCCGAGTGTAGGTCGTGTGAGGCGGGGTATTCGTTGAGTTCAGACGGAAGTTCTTGTGTACCCAACCCAACAACGTGTCCAGCCAACCAGTATCTTTCAGGTTCTCAGTGCGTTGGTTGCCCTGTAGGTACAGCAAAGGCGACGACGGGCACGTCTCAGAGTGAATGCATCCCCACGACATGCCCAGCCAACCAGTATCTTTCAGGTTCTCAATGCGTTGCTTGCCCTACAAATACATCAAAGGCGACGACGGGCACGTCTCAGAGTGAATGCATCCCCACGACATGCCCAGCCAACCAGTATCTTTCAGGTTCTCAATGCGTTGCTTGCCCTACAAATACATCAAAGGCGACGACGGGCACGTCTCGGAGCGAGTGCATCCCCACGACATGCCCAGCCAACCAGTATCTTTCAGGTTCTCAATGCGTTGCTTGCCCTACAAATACATCAAAGGCGACGACGGGCACGTCTCGGAGCGAGTGCATCGCCTTATCATGTCCGGTGAATCAGTATGTTTCCAATCACCAATGTGTCAATTGCCCATCTGGTCAAGTCAGCGCAGGTGGGAGCGCTAGTTCATGTATTTCGTGCAACAATGGGCAGTATGTATATAACAATCAGTGTGTGACTTGCCCCGATGGCAAAGGTGTGGTCAATAATGTTTGCACACCGTGCCCGGCTGGTGAGGCGGGCACACGAGGGATTTGTATCCAATGCTACCCCGGAACCTACACCGATACCACTGGCCAGACGAGTTGCAAGGCCTGTGCAGGAGGTACATATAGCTCTAGTAGAGGCGCGACTTCGTGCACTGCATGCCCGGCTGGTAAATATTCTGTAGTGGGAAATACATCGTGTTCATATTGTCCTGTCGATACTTACTCGACGGGCAGTGCGTCGAGTTGCACAGCGTGCCCGACCGGTACGAATTCGCCTTCCAAATCCACATCGGCGTCGGCTTGTGTAGCACCGCCCGTCGTTCCCAAAACCCCAACATGTCCTAACGGAGGGACTTTAGGTACTACTCCTTTGGGTGAATCCAGATGTATTCAATCCGTGGGGTCTAGACTGTCCGGAGCCAGGTGCCCAACGACGCCAACTGGATACTGGACTCAGTATTTAGTCGGACAGAATTCCGTATTCTGTAAAGGAGCCGTGGTATATATCTGATGGTCACAAGCCTAAGTTCTTGGAGACGGTCCTGGTGCCATGGCGGCGACGTCAGCGCGGTGCTGAAGCTGCCATGCAGAATACGCCTTGTTCAGTTCATTCGACTGATCTGCGTAAGAGTTTGAAAGAGTAATCAACTCCTCCGTAGATTTTTTGCTGTTAATTGCCTCCGTCAGCTTCGACTTGAGTTCGTTGGTCAGCTGAGCCGTCTGGGTCTGGAAGCTCGTCGTCACGGCCGCGCGATCCGTCATGCTCGAAAAGGACTGCATCGTGAAACCCGAAGTCTTGCTACCGAACATCTTGGAATACAGGAAATAAATCACTATACCAATCAGAATACCGATGTAAAGACGATCCATTTACTAATGGACCCACATTATTTTTTAGCCATCATCATAATTAACACACAGCAGCAGCACATCAGACACGCTGAACCTCCGATGGTCGACCACTG